CAAACACACAACACTTAAGAGGTGTAACGTGAAAATCGACGCACAACCTACTTGGACCAAAGACCTGTCCAAGCAAGCCTTAAATAGCTTGTCCGTCAACAACGAAAGGGTCGAGAAAGGTTCGGACCAAATCCTCATGAATCCTGCATGGGAGAAGGTGCCCGACGAGCAAATTTTCGCCTCGCTGGAGGAGATACTTGCTCAAGTCTCGCTCACACCTAAGTTGCGTGAAATCGAGGATGAAAACCGTTCCAAGTTTGGACCCCGAAGCAGAGCCGTCGGTTGGTCGGAGCGGAAAGATTCCTTGTTCGCATACTTTACTGGTAGAGACGACACTGTCAGCGTCAAGTTGACTGACGACGATTACTTCGGACACGGGAGCTTACGCCCTGCATCCGTGGCTTCGGCCGTTAAAAGCTTGATCAGCTCCAGCTCATCCGGTTTGCCTTTTATGCAAAAGAAAGGTGTAATCAAAGGAGCCGCGCTGACTGAGTATGACCAGTTGGTGGACGAGTACCCCTGCGTTCTGTTTACCCGTACTCAGGACGATTGGAAAACCCGGAATATTTGGGGCTATCCAGTTGGGGATACGATTCGTGAGCTCACCTACTTTAATCCGGCGCTCGAACTCGAGAAGAAGGTTAGGTGGCGTGCAGCGCTGTGGGGCCCAGACGCCGTTGATGTGGCCGTTTCGAGTCTTTTGACTCGGATGAATACCGACGACGTGGCGTGGAGTGTAGACTTCGAACAATTCGATGCCTCCATAATGCCTGAGTACATCCAGCGTGCATTCTCTGCAATCGCGGGTTTGTATCAAGATCGTGAGGGCGTCGCTCGTATATGCGAACGCTTCCTCACCATCCCAATCTTCGTACCAGACGGTGAAGTCTCTGGCGTCCATGGTGTACCTTCGGGTTCAACTTTCACCAATACGGTGGATTCACTCGTGCAATTCATGATTGCCGGTGTGAGCCCGGACCACTGCCAGATTCAGGGAGATGATGGTTTATACATCACACCTGAAGGTATGCGAGATTCAGCTATGGAGAACTTTCGTCATGCCAAACTTTCCATCAATGAATCCAAATCCTTCATCGGAAATGGTCAAGAGGCTACTTATCTGCAGCGGTATTACCATCGCGACTACGCTTTTCATGGTGATACTGTTCGGCTTGGGAGTTTTCACGGCGCTCACCCTCTTTTCGGAGGAGTGTACTCCGTGTATCGAGCTCTCGGAAGAATCAAGTACCTCGAACGATGGACAAACCTCGAAAGTAATGAAATCACTGGCCTGGATTTCTTTACTCTTAGGACTATTATGATTCTGGAGAATTGTAAGCACCATCCTGCCTTCGAGGCCATCGTCAAGTACGCGCAAAGCGTCGATAAAACAGGTCTTTCGTTTACCGACGCAGGAGTCAAAGCATACTCCAGAATGCAAGAGTCCAGGATTCGCGCGGGCGTAACTAATGAGGCTAACATCTCGGGTATCTACAACTTCGAGAGTGTTAAAATCTTAAACGCTTGAATCCGGGCGCACCTTACGGTGC